GGTAGGAACACCAGCTGCCGCTAAGTCAGATACAGCAAAACCTTCAGACAGCAATTGAGAAGTAGATACACCAGCGGAAACCAGATCAGAGACACTTGCGCCGGCTGCAATGGCATCAGCCGCTGACATGGTTCCAGCGACAACGGCCGTGCCAAGGTCAGCAATAGCTCCTGTTGCTGCTGCGCCAGCTCCGACATCTGCTGCTGTACCTATAACTGCTGCTGTTGTACCGCCCATTTTTACTCCGTTACAATTGAATAGATTTTTTCAAAAAAATTACCGCCAATTCGTTCCAATAACCTACCGTAATCTAAGAATGGTTTTACGTGGAATATAATACGTTGCGGATTACGCTTTTTAATCTCTTCAGTGGTCCATTTTATAAATTTGTAGCCCAGCATACCTTTTCGATAATTCGGACTAATGTATAAAACGTCTGAAGAAGCTGTTATGCTTTTCTTATAATGTATGTGATTTGTTATGAACCACAAACTATAACCAATTAATTTACCATCATCACGAATGGTGTGAATCTCTAACATATCTTTTTTGAACAATACATCATATTGTTCCATGTTTGGATCCAACTCAATGACATCGGTTCGTTCAGCGATCTCATCATAGTGATTTTTGAACAATTGCATTGCTTCATCGGCAAAAGGCATGGGCGCCTCTTTTTGGAACGTAATCATCTTTTTCCCCTATTCTTACACATACTAATGCAAAAATAAGAGGTCTTACGCCCTATTTTCTAATGTTACTGTTCACTAAGTTATTGAACTCTAAGGCCCAATCTTCCCAACTGTCATATGTCTGTGGGTCTGGTGTACCAAACCGCTGAAATGATGGAGATTGCGCTATTTCTCTGGCTGTAATATCCCAATTTGCCTCATCATTAAATGAGATATTATTCTGGCTATAGAACATCACCAAGTTGCCATTGAACTCTTCCCATGTGGAATAGCCGGGCAAAAAGGGGAATAGCTGCTGTGAGTGGGTCGTCAAGATTAAAAAATATCCTTTAAAATCATATACTTAGCTAGGGTCTTTCGTCCCCAAGTTCTTGGGTAATTAGCAAACGACCCTGCTCATAATTACCACCAACCTCATTGGATTCGACCATCAATTGAACTTCACGGTATTCAACCCGCAAGTCAATCTTTTCGGTAGACGGATCAAATATAAATGGTCCAGATGATTCAGTTTGTGAATTGGCAAACTTACGACCAACAATGGTCAAAGCCAAGTTACCACCTTGCACAAAATCAGGCTCAATACGGCGGATATGCATGCGACGATTGTTACCAACAGCTTGGGTATTGGATGGCGTTGTGGTGCCTCCAACCCAACTAATATCACCAGTGGTGTAGCTAGAATAGATAGCAGTTTGTTCTGTCAAAGACACTTGGTCTAATCCAGTTTCATGCTGCCAAATTGGGTAGCCACCTTCTACAACGTATGCCAATGTATTTGCAGTTACGTTAGCAGAAAATGGCTGTGTAGCAGTAACCAATGTCACACCAGCTGCACCGATTGCCGCATTGGAATAATACTGGCTGTTAGCAATCTGATAGACTACTGTGTTAGATTCTGACTCATTAAATGATATATAAGCACCGGGACTAAACGCAGGAGTCAAGTTACCAGCAAAATAGGCTTGAGCGCCATTAGCTGCTGGCAATACCGATGGGTGATTGATTACTGTATGCTCTTTACTAAAAGTGGCGTTAAAGTCCCAACCAGCCCATACTGGTGTTGGGAACACTTCTGTGGTGTATCCACAAGAGCGTCTTGCGCCAGCAGCTTGGCCAGCATCGTACCAGATTTTATCTTTAACGTTATAGATGATGGCATCAGTACATTCTGTTGCATCACCTCTAGGATAAAAGAACCAGAGCTCATTATATCTAGGCACCTTAGTTGCCCAAACTTTTTGGCGTTGTGAGTAGTTAAGGTTGTTAAAGAGCCAGTTTACGTTCTTATCATTTGGCACAACAGTAACACGGCCGTCATATACATAGAAACGGTCAACACCCATCCAGTAATACAGGCCGTCCATTTCCACAGCGGCCGATGATGACATAATAGAGATCTGGCTAGAAACAATATCGTATGTCCAATAATCTGGCGCAGTGCCAGTAAACAACACACGAATCAAACTATCTGTAGCCCAGAATAAACCAGCTGGTGAATAACCACCACCACGGATTGGAAGTCCTTTAACCACTTTACCGGATGCCACGTTTACTTGGTTAGCAAGTGGTCCGTTCCAGTCTGTCAATGATTGGTTTAAATAGATTGAGCTAACGTTATTGTTGGCAATAAACCCATTTGAACCGAACACAAAAATAAATGGGTGTAATACACAAACACCACCATCCACGGCAACGGCTTGATAAGTTGGTGCTGTACCACTGGTATCAGCTAGACCATTAAACACCCATTGTTGTGAAGAGTTTGGTAATATGGAACCAATATAAACTTGAGACTTAATGGCATTATCGATGCTCATTAAGTTTAATCCCGGATGCGCAACTAAGTTTAAAGCACCGCCGGTTGGGTTGTATTGGTAGTCAAACTGCCATAATAGATTTGAGTTAGCTGAGAATGTATAATTAGCTAACCAAATATTGCTAATGGTGCCGGTGTACGCCGGGGTGAAATTGACAACGGTATTTGGTGTTGAGAAGCTAGAAGTCGTTACTGTATAGGTTAACGGAGATCCGCTTTGAGTAAAGATAACCTTTGTGCCGGTTGGGAATACCGATGTATAACTGATTGGCGTAGCATTTGAACTATCAATTGTAAATGATGTTGTATTGCTTGCGCTAATCGTTGTATTGGCTACTGGGAACTCAGCATATCCGGGAAGCAAAGTAGCTCTGTATGGACCCGCACCAAGACCAAAAGATTGACCTGTTGCAAAAACATCTAAACCACTTGATGTGCCAGCAAAAACATAGTTTACGCCGTTATAGCCTTGCATGGTAAGACCGCGCAAGATGCCATCAAATGTGGAAAATATTTCAGTGTATCCACCAATCTTCTTTGGCACCTGACGTTGAAAACGACACCATACGCCGTCAGTATATTCTGGCGTTTCAAATATCGTACCATCGCGCTTAATACCGCCCGGTAAGCCAAGTTTATAAACTTGACTATATTGGGGTTGTACTTGTGCTGGTTGGGATTGTTGAGCTGGCGCTACAGCCATTAGAACGTTCCACCACTAATAAGATTTGCAGTTAGTGTGCCTGTTACAGTAACATTTTGACCAACTAATATTGAGCCGGGAGTGGAAACCACTGGCGCTAAACTATTGGTTCCATTCAAATCCAATATTTCAGCACCGTTTGCAGTCAATCCAAGAACACCAGCACCTCGCAAATACATGCCGGTAGTATTGTCATTTGTAAATGAATACGATGGTGCTGTAGCAGAACCGTTGGTTGCAAAGAATGTATTTGCACTGGTTGTGGATAACGCAAACAAACCAGATGGTTCACTAAGAACCAAAGCAATTTGACCGGCGGATAATACCACAGGGGCAGATAAACTGCCAGATGTATTAAACGACAGGCTGTATGCACCAGAGGTTGTGTTATTGATCAACACATATAACTGGGTAATTGCTGGTAACGTGATGTTTAATGTACTTGTACGAACACCAGAAAGTGCAACATAAGTTTGAATAGTTGGAGCATAAGAGACTAAGCTAAATGCGCTTCCAACAATACTATCCACATCATATGTGCCAGAGGTGAATGATACATTGGTTTGTGGTGCCAGACCTACTGTAAAGAAATTCTGTGAGGCAGATTCAAAGTAAATAAAACCTGAATCACCCGGATTGGTTGTGATGCTAGACAATCCATTAATCAATGATGGAGATTGTGTTGCAATTGTTAGTGTTCCAGTACCGCCATTCCTAAAGCCAACCCACCAACCGCCGGATAGTGTATTAAATGCCGGCAATGTAATTGTGCCAACTCCAGCTGTCCAAACATAAGTATTAGCTCGGCTGCTGTTAGTAATGCTTGGAATGATCGATGTTTCAACAACGTTGCTACTGACTGCCAACTGACCCAATACAGTAGTCAATCCAGCACCAGCCAAAGAGGCTGCATCAGCTGCAGAAGTGCCAGTGCCTAGTGTGATGTTACCCCAAATACCACCAATATCTTCGGTGTTGTTTGTTAGGTAGAAATAAATTGTTACGCCGGGATTAACTGTGCGACCAGCATCGCCAGTAGCATCGGTTACAGTAAATGAAACTGCGCCTGTGTTACGGATAAAAATGTCAGTGCCTAAAGAGCCTTCAAGCGCGTTTGGTAGGAAGATAGTCAGACCGGATACAGTAGTCGAGCAATCCATAATGCGGGATGCAGGAACCTGACCCAATTCTGGGTTGACAATTTGTGGCCAATAGAGCTGGGTATTTGTGGTGAACGCTAACGGATAGTACGATACATCCGTTGGTTCAATAACGGTACCAGTGAATGGTGATAAAAACGATTGTGACATATATTAAGGTTCCTGTACCGTAACGTTTCTGTCGATGCGGCGTGCGTTATCTTCTTGTTTGAGTGCAGATAATGAATCGTCATAGTACTGCTTCCAAATCGGCAGCTTATCCATGGCTTTCAAATAGCCCTGAGCCTGTAACAGCGAACCAAACAACATCGCTTGAGGGCATTCACGGGTGAATAGATTTTGTTGATTCTGTGTATCCAATGGCTGAATTTCACTGTAATATGTGATTTCAATTGGATAAGTTGTATCTGGGTATGGTGCAATGGCCCAGTTGTTATAGTCATAATCAGCGTAATACAAAGGCGCACTTGCTGT